ACATTGGTTCAATGCCGTTGAAAATGTACAACGAAATGTGGAACGGCGATGAAATGGAAAAGGTTTACATCGCACCACGTTCATGGTTACGCCGTCCAGATCCATCAGTCAGTTTTCAATTTCTCATGGCCTGGACGCTGGACGATTTAGTCGCTTACGGCAGAGCCTTCTGGTATTGCACCAGCAGAACGGCTGATGGCTATCCAGCGTCATTTACACGTTTACCAGCAGGATCAATTACAACAACAGATCAGGCTGGCCCTGTTTGGTTTGCACCGTCAACGCAAGTGTATTTTCAGGGTGGAGAAATTGACCCAGCAAACCTTGTTCAATTTTTGTCACCAGCACAGGGCCTAATTTATTCTGCACCAGGTGCAATTGATACCGCGTTGAAACTTGAAGCAGCGCGAAACCGTAACGCATCATCATCAATTCCTGCTGGCATTTTGCGCCAAACAGAAAACAGCGAACCACTAAGCGCCCAGGAACTTTCAGATCTTGCAGCACAATTCAATGCAGCGCGCGCAACAAACCAAACGGCTGCATTGAACCAGTATTTGACCTACACAGAAACCGCTGCAACACCAGACAAAATGCTGTTGATCGAAGCCAGCCAATATCAATCATTGGAAATGGCGCGAATTGCAAACGTACCGCCATACCTTGTGGGCGTTGCTACGGGCGCGTACTCATACCAGTCAAGCCAACAGGCCCGCGCTGACCTGTACCTGTTCGGCGTAAAACTATATGCAGATGCCATTGCGGGCGCATTGTCAATGGATAATGTTTTACCGCGTGGCACGTATGTTGAATTTGATGCTGATGAATACCTAGAGGAAAACTTTATGGCCGACAGCATGGACAACACAGAAACCGTTATTGAGGAAAATACACAAGAGGAGTTAGCAAACCGATGATCAAACTAATTGCAGGCGATTTCACGCTAGATGCAGCGCAAGGCGAACAGCCACGGCGTTCAATTTCTGGAACCGCGGTTCCATATAACGTTCCCGCCCGCGTGAGCGATGGAACAGAGGTTATTTTCCGCCCAGGATCCCTTCCTGTTGAAGGCAAGGCACCACGCCTGTTTATGTACCACGATGCCTCAATGCCAGTTGGTGTTGTCACAGAGCGCGTGGACACCGAACAGGGAATGATGTTTACAGCAAAAATCAGCGCCACAACATTGGGCAATGACGCGCTAGTAATGGCATCAGACGGCACGATTGACCAGGTCAGCGTTGGGGTAAACCCAACTAAATTTTCTTACGATGAAGCAGGCACCATGATCATCGAAGCAGCCGAATGGCAGGAACTGAGCCTGGTTCCAATCGGCGCATTTGGCGATATGGCTAACATCTCACAAGTGGCTGCAAGTATCCACCATGAGCCAGAGGAAATCAGCAATACTGAAACACAGGAACCGATTGAAAAGGAAACAGAAATGTCCGAACCAGTAGCACCAGCAGTTGAAGCAACAATCCCAACCGCGCCAATTTTCGCACAAGCCAAAAAAGAATTTGCATTGCCATCAGCAGGCGAATACATGGCCGCGTTTCACGCAGGTGGCGATACTTTCGCAAACATCAACAAAGCAGTTGCTGAATACACAGCATCAAAGAAAACCGCTTTGCAAGCAGCCGCTGGTGACATTCTCACCACCGACACACCAGGTTTGCTACCTGTTCCTGTTTTAGGGCCATTGGTTCAAGATCTCAACTTTATTCGTCCAGTAGTTGAAGCATTGGGCGCACGTGCTTACCCAGACAACGGACAGCAAAAAACCTTTGTTCGTCCAACCATCACAACGCACACCAGCGTTGCAGCACAGGCAAACGAACTTGCATCAGTATCTGCAACCACAATGGTCATTGCAGCAAACACGGTCAGCAAAACTACGCTGGCTGGTCAGGTGACCTTGAGCGCACAAGATATTTCGTTCACGTCACCCGAAGCAATGTCATTGATCTTGAATGACCTCATGGGCGAATACATGATCGCATCGGACAATTTTGCAGCAGACGCATTGCTCACCGCAGCAAGCGCATCAGGCGTTTGGGACGGCACCGTTGCTGACTTGCTCAAGTCTGTTTATGACAGCGCTGTTGACATTTCGAATGGCCGTAACTTTACGCCGACCCACATGTTTGTTTCACCAGACGTATGGGGTCAGATGGGCCAATTGGCAGACACCACAGGTCGCCCTGTGTTCCCATTCATCGGTGCAGGCCTCACAGGTCAGAACGCATTGGGTGGCGGAAACGCAACATCATGGAACGGAAACCCATTGGGTCTGCAATTGGTAGTTGACAGCAACTTTGCTGCAAAAACCATGATCATCACCCGCGTTGGTGCTGGTTCAGGCGATGCCTTCGAATTTTTTGAGAGCATACGCGGATTGCAATCTCTAGAGGCACCTGCAGTTTTGGGTAGGACCATGAGTTTCCACGGGTTCGTTTCAACCTTTGCAGCGATCCCAGGAATGATCCGCAAGATCACCCAGGCCTAGTAGAAAGGCGGCCTAACCGCCATGGCTACTTACACAGTCACCAACAAATATTTGGTTGACAACTACGCAGTCCTGCAATTACTCACCCCCAATGAAATTGCAGTTGGGCAATCCATCACCGTTGCTGGTGTTGATGCAACATTCAACGGCACAGCATCGGTGGTGGCAATACCCCAATATTTGTTCATTGGTGTTGATACGCAGGGTGACCTGTTGTATGACTACCAAATACCAATTCAAAATCAGGTGCTATACGCCAAAACCGCAGACGATGTTGAACGCGTTGCAGCATCAGGAACCATTGCATATAACCCTGTTTGCACGTGGATCACGGCAACAAACATTGAGGATTGGTTAGGCATTGGGACCGCTACCGCAGCGGACACAACATTTTTGACGCAATGCGCCAGCGCTGCAAATGCTTTTTGTTATCGCAGACGGCAAGAGGCAGGCTATGTTGACAGCCTCACAACCAGCCCATCTGGTGACGTGACGCTGGGGACAATTCAATATGGTGGTGCGCTGTACCGTCAACGCGGATCAATTGATGTGTTTGCATCATTCAGCGAAATGGGCACAGCGCCAACCACAGGCCTGTCCCCAATCATCAAACAGTTGCTAGGTATTTCACGCCCGCAGGTGGCCTGATGCCCGTTGCATATACAGACCTGTTCAATGAGGCGCTGGACGATCTGAAAACCAAATTGGAAACCATCACAGGTTTGCAAGTGGTAACAGATCCCCGAAACCTTGTACCGCCATGCGCGTTCATCGGTGCCTGCTCATTCGAAGCATGGAACTACAACATTGTCAAAATCAGTTGGCCAATCCAGATCATTTCAATGGGGCCAGCAAACCTTGACGCAATGCGAAACCTGTTGAACCTCACCGCTGGCGTTCTGGCTGGCGTTGGATCCGTCACCGCTGGGCGTCCAACCACCGTTGATATTGGTGGCGTGATGTTGCCATGCTATGAATTGACCGTGATGCAACAGGCGCAAACAGCATGAAATATGTGATTATTTCCCCACGTCTAGGAACACCAGGTGACGAATTTGATGCAGGTGACGAAAACGTGGATCATTTGTTGGCTGGCGGGTTTATTAGACAATCCACCGACAAAGCACCAAAACCATCTAAAGTGAAAACCAAACCTAAGGAGTAGAAACCACATGGCAACCAGCACCCTGTTGAGCAACCCGAAAGTCCAAATTGGCGCAGCCATTGGAACACTTGTTGACCTCACCGATCAGGCCACCGCAGCAACATTGACGCGCACAGTCGAAGCGCTAGAGGACACCGCATTTGGAACTGGATCACGCACCTACACGGGCGGATTGGAAAACAACGAATTGACCGTGACCCTGTACATGTCTTATGCAGCAGCAGAAACTTATGCAAGCCTCAAAGATTTAGTGGGCACAAAATGCACCGTTCAAGTCAATCCTGCATACGGATCAGGTGACAGCGCCACGAACCCAGGTTTTGTTTTGACGAACACTTATCTGGAAAGCCTGCCAGTTATCAACGCATCATTAGGCGAACTCACCACCGTGGATCTAACGTTCACAGGTGGCGTTTACAGCGTTGACGTAACAGCATAAATTTCAATAACACAAACTAGACGGAAGGATTGAAATGAAAATCAAATTGCGTATCACGCTGAACGAAAACACCCCACCCCGTGAGGTAACCACAAACCTGTTGGTGATCAGCGAATGGGAAAAATCAGAAAACCGCAAAGTGTCTGACGGCCGTGGCATCGGCGTGAATGACATGGTTTGCTGGGCATTTCATCTGTACAAATTGGCAGGCGAAACTATGCCAGCCACATGGTCTGAATGGTTGAAACAAAACCCGAACATGGACATTGAAGCGGTGGACACCACAGACCCAAACCCTACGGACGCGGCACCTACCGCCGCCAACTAGCAGAGGTTTTGGTAGCGGTCGGTTGGTGGCCGCCACATATCGAATTTGACACCCGCGATTTGCAAACAGTCATTACTGTGTTGAATAAGCAAAACAAGGGAAAACGATGAGCGCCACCGCACAAATTGAGGTTTACGGATTGAAAGAGGCGCTGAAAGAATTGCGCCAGGTTGACCCCGATTTACGCAAGACCATCAACAAAGAAGCAAAGGAACTAGCCAAACCTGCTATCGATGATGCAAAGGCCAGTTACCCACCGCGCCTGCTGTCTGGTATGGAACGCGCATGGACGCAGCGCGGAAATCAAAAATTTCCGTACAGCCAGCAGAAAGCCCAGCGCGGTGTTGGTGTCAAAGTAGATACCAGCAAACGCAATTCCAGCACCATCAGCATCATTCAAAAAGACCCTGCCGCTGCCATCATCGATATGGCTGGCAAACAGGGCGGATCTAACGCCCAGGGCGCACGTTTCATTTCAGCGCTCACTTTGCAATTTGGTTTGCCTTCACGCGTCATGTGGCCTGCCTATGACCGCAATGCGGGCGCTGTTGAACAAAACATGGTTGAATTGGTGGAACGCGTAATGGACGCTGTCAATAGAAACCTGGTGATGTAATGGCAATCAAAATTCCGATCATTAGCGAATTTGACAGCAAAGGTTTAGACAAGGCTGTAAAGGAATTTCAGAGCCTTGAAGGCGCTGGCGCAAAGGCTGGTTACGCCGTCAAAAAGGCCGCCCTGCCTGCTGCTGCCGCTGTTGGCGCGTTGGGCTATGCGTTGGCTGGTGCCACAAAAGCAGCAATGGTC